TTCTCCCTCAGGGACTGGGTTTTGGTCTTTCAAGCGTTGAATATGTGCTGTTATAGGGTCGACCTCAACAGCATAAGCATTGGCACGAGCTTGTTTCATTTCTTCATTGTCTTTCTCGATGTTGTGAAGTGTAAACTCACCATCATAATGCTTATAATCTTCGCAAGTGTGTTCTGTATCTTCAACGACTTCATCGTAAATAAGGCAAGGAAAATTGTCAGTTTCGTTAATTGCTATAATTTTGTTGTCTTTAATTGCTTTAAACATTTTATTCTCCTTCGGCGTAAATAAATTTAAAACCCATAGATGTACCAATACCATAATAACATACTATTGTATCACTTTTTCTAGCAGGTAAAATGCCGCTCCAAAATCCATCTCCTCTTGGATTATAACTAATACCAAAACCATCTAATCTGCTTAAATGAACGCCATTAGTTGCTCCAGACATTGTTAATATAAAATACCCATTAGCAGGAGCTGTATATGTAGCACCACTAGCACCAAGTGTTAAATTTTCATACCTAGATGATGGCATACTCCAACCTGAGATTGTGGAGCTGTCATTGTAGTCAAGTGCGTGAAAGGCTGTTCTTGGTGTGAATATTTTTATTTCTTGTGAGTTTATTCCACTCGCTTTACCAAAATTTATATAATTTACTTTTTCCCAATTAGGTGTTGAAGATTGAGCCCCATTATTCACATAAGTAACATTTTCGCTAGGTTTATACCACATAACATATTCATTGTAAGACGGCTCTTCATCACTTTCAATATAGCTATTCCAATACCAAGTTTCACCAACTCCCGTAGGTGGATTTTTAGTATATCCCCAAACTTGAAAACCAGGGTCTACCCAAGTTCTTGTTGCTGTCTTTACAGAATCAATATTAAACTCAATATTCTTCAAACTACCATCTTCATTTCTACCATTCGGAATTAAGCCTTTAACACCTGGAAGTGCGAACACAGTAGAGCCAATGTAACCAAAGCCGTTAAAGACTTGTTTTATTGATGTATAAGATGAACTTGCTGTTGAAGATATAGATAACGGGAACGCATCACCACCATTACTCCAAGTAGAACCGCCATCTGAAGTGTGTTTTATCAAGTTATTTGTTGTATCATACCAAACCATGTATGTTGTTAATGTCGGTGCTGTACTTCCGCTAAAAACCTGATTACTATTTCTACCATACACACTAGAATAACCAGCGAACATAATTTGGAATACATCACCATCTGTACCAAACGTTGCTGCATCTATATCACTTGCAACAGTCACAACATCAAACTTAGGTGTTGTTCCATCAGCTTCAAATCCATTTGGTATATAAACTTTACTTCCAGCTTTTAACGTAAGTGTACCATCATTCAGCTCAAGTTTAATATCCTGTGGAATTTCGGTTATGCAGTTAGTAACATTATTAGACCAGTTGGCTATATTTTTACCCTGTGAAGTTAGGTTAGAAAGACTTGTATTAGCTTTATCATAACCTGTGTTAGCAAGCGGGGTCGTTCCTAAATAAATCGACATTATGAAATCCTCCGATAAATATTAACGACATAAGCCGGTGGTTGAACTGTGGTTGAATTACCATAAATGGAATTAGAACGAGATGCGTCAAATGTTCCATATCCTGAACGTATAGATGTTAAATTTCCGGAATTTCCCGGTTGATTTGAACTTGCACTTTGGTTTTCTGTCCAACCTGATATTAAAGTAGGACTTGATGAAAATGTTGTATCTTTTGCATAATAGATTGTACCAGTAATATCCGGTAATCCTGCTTCAATGGTCGTACCTGCATTATGTCCGCTATCCGCACCTTGTAAAACTCTGCCACTACTTACTAAAGTCCACGTACTCCCGCTTATCAACGTACTCAAAGGGCAATTTGCCGCTGTCGTGATATAAATGCTTCCAACAGGATAAAGAGCCTCTAAAATTGTCAGAGAAACATCTGTGTCATCTGTGATATTATACAGGGTATTATGGTCTTTGCTTGCAATAGCATTGTACTGAGCCTTAGTTCCTGTCCAAGTTTTAATGGCTGTTGAGCTATCTCTTGAGTTGATAACACCGACTGTTTGTATTTCTTCGTTAGCATTTTCAGTAATTGTGATATTATCTATGTTAGACACTCCACCACCTGAACCTGCTATTAATTTTGAACCTTGTTTAATACTCATTTATATTCTCCTATGCTGTACGTTGCCAAATATTTACAACGTATGCAGGTGGTTGAACTGTGGTTGAATTACCATAGATTGAGTTAGAATTAGACGCGTTTAATGAAATAACACCATATTTACCTGAACTACCGGACGAAGCGGCATCTGAGCCTGAGATTGTATATGATAATGCACCGTTTGATTCTGCCGTTCCATGGGAGGTCGATACCTTTCTTGAAAGAGAACCTGTGATATTCGGCAACCCTGCACTTATAGTTGTTCCTGCAGCATGGTTGCTGTCAGCACCTTGTAATACTCTTCCTGAACTCACCAATGTCCATGTTGAGCCAGAAATAAGACTAGCCATAGGACAGGTTGACGTTGTACCTATATAAACACTTCCGACAGGATAAACATTTCCAAGCATTGTAGATATTGCAGCACTTATGCTTATGTCTGTTTCAGTTTTGGTATAAACATCTGCAGAGTTTGCTTTAACACTTAACAGATTATCAACCTCACTTTTTGTATAAACACTCGTACCGCCTTGTACATCGTCTGTTATATAACAAATCCAATCAGGATGAAGTGTCTCAACTTGCTGTGTCTCATACTCTTGCAGAGTTCCAACCCAATCATATACAGGATTAGTCGCACCAGTGGCGGTGTTTTTATTGACTGTGCCAATAGCTTGAAGTTCACTAGATGAGTTCAAAGATATTGTTGTGTTATCTAAGTCAGGGGTTGATTTAATCGTGACTGAACTTAAAACAATTCCCTGAGCATTTTCTAAAGATAAGGTCGTTCCTGTATAGTCCAGAGATGAACCTGTTGCCGGTATGGTAGAGAATTTACTGTCTGCCTCTCCTTTGGTATAATAAGCCCCTTCTGAGCCGATATAACTCCAACTCTTGACCCCTGCTGTTTCAATACAACGGTAATAAGTTGCCGCTCCGCCATGAGTAGAGTCAACCAAAACTTTGATAATATCATTTACGGGGACGGTTGAAATATCATAAGCCTGCAATTCCGCATACGTCCCGACAATATCAAATACGTCTGAACTTGAAACAATCGCATCAATCTGAGTTTGGAGATTGTTGTCCTCGGTATCGACATAATTCTTATCGACTAATTGGTTTGAAGAACTGGCAGAACTCGGTATTTTACCCTCGATTGTAGACACACGAGAGGTTAATCCGCTTAATTCAGCTTGTGCCTGCCCTGCCCAGTATTTAGCAGAGTTTCCCGCAGGTTCACTCGGGGCACCGATTGCCCATTGTTTCGCCTCATCAGCAGATTGTGAAGCAGCTTGTGCAGAGGCATCCACTAACGCTTGCTTTTCACTTGCATTTTCGTTGAATGCCGTTGTTTTACTTGTGGCATTTTCATTGAAAGCTGTCGTCTTAGATGTAGCGTTGTCGTTAAAGTCACCAGTTTTAGCGGTAGCATTACTATTAAATGCATCTGTTTTGTCAGTAGCGTTCTGATTAAATGCGTTAGTCTTTGACGTGTCATTCAAGTTATACGCATCTAACTTGTTCTGAGCGTTTGTATTGTAAGCACTCGTTTTTTCTGTGTCGTTCGTATTATATGCGCTTAGTTTCTCAGAAGCATTGTCATTATAAGCTGTTGTTTTAGACGTAGCGTTAGAGTTGAACGTATTTGTCTTTTCTGTTGCATTTTGGTTATATTCAGCAATCTTATCACTTGCATTGCTGTTATATTCAGCTATTTTTTCTTGTGCGTGTTCATCAAAGCCTTCTACAATTTGAGTTGCTTCTGCCGCTTTTTCTGTTGCAATTCTGGCCGCTTCAACAGCTTGAGGATAATTTGCATCAATATTTACAATTACACCATCAAAATTTAATACAGTTTCAGGTGTTTGATTAAGGTCTAATACAACATTTGGTGTTTCTTCTAATTTTAAGGAATAGCTTTCTACTTTTTTATCAATATTAACTACTTCTTGAGACACATTAATATTGATGTTTTCAGAAGGATTGATATTTATACCTTGTTCCTTAACCAACGTTTGATTAATGTTGATTTCGTCCATCTTATCCCCCTTATGGATTAAGAACTAAAAACTTTGCTACTTGATGATTGTTTGCTGAAATACAGTCTTTAATGTCGCCATTTATATGATAAATAGCCACAAAGTACGGCTTTGTTGTACTCATATCGTCAATATCTTCTGAATTTACCTTAAACATAAATTGCCCTGCTGTTGGATTAACAATAATTCCTTGCCCATCAGGGTCTGAAGCTGTTGTGATTGTTTTTGTGATTAAGTATGTCCCATTGTCTTCAACATTTTCTCTTACTTGCATAAGCATAGTTGAATTAGTTAAATCAACCGGACTTCCTTGTTGGGTTAACGTAAAGGCGAACCCTATTGATTCACCTTGTTTAATTTTAAGTTCTAATGGTTTATGTTCGCATCCGCACATCATATCTTAAATACTCCTGTTCTTATAGTGTTAGCTATTCGTTTCGCTCTCTTTGGTGAATCTTCTCTTGCATAATCAGAATCTAGGCACTCTTTATATGCTTCTTCCCAGTTTCCGATACCCATTGCTCTCAGCATCTTCTTAAAGCCTAGCAATCCGTCTTTACCCATCTGAAAGCACATATCAATCAAGCAATAACGTCTCTCTTTATCTAGGACATCAAAAAAAGGGATTGCTTTGTTACAATCCATCTTTGCTCTTTCAATGTCGTTCCTTAGTAAATAAAAAGCCGCATTTTTGGTTATGCCTCGCATATAGTCTCCACAGACCTTATTTTCCTCTGGTGTGAGTGGGTTTTTATCAATGCAACGCCCTATTCCTATTGTCAAATATCCTTTTGTGTCTTTATATGGCATAAGAGAACAACCTTCATTTAAGACAAAGCGTTGTATCATCTCATTTATGTCTATGTCTTTTTCCATTGACGTCAACTCCTGTTTTTTCTTTGATTTTTCCCAACGTAAAAGTTGTGAGAGTTTTAAAAACAACGTTTCCAGTTGCACGATAGAAATTCTCCAAAATTGAATATAATTCAATACCGCAAATAATCGTTGCCCCTATTCTTGCTAAACCACAATCCATAATGGTCAGCATATAAGTGTCAATCCCGTGTAAGAGGATAACCGACGTTGAATAAGTTATTGTTTTTACAACAGTTTTTTGCATCTTGCTTGACTCAAGTATCTTACCTTCTTTAAGAGAAGCATACATACCAGCAAGCATATCTGTGATAACGAATATAAACATCCATAAGAGAACAACATATATAGGCTCAAAAAAGCCTATTAAAGCCGCTCCCAAGTAAGCCCAAACTCTATCTAACTCCAAATATTTCATCACTTATGCCCTTATGAAATACAAAACATTATCATTAGGGCTATCAGGAAGAGCATTAACAACAGCATAATTTATAGGCTGGTCGATAATAAATGCAGTTCCATTATATACCAAGTGAACAATGCCTTTTAATTCTCCGCCATTTAAGTCTGAGCCATCAAAACGACGAACATTCTTAACACCTAGCTGAGCAACATTGACTGTGGCATTTCCTGTATTTGCTCTTGTAGATACAAACCAGACACCCATACCAACAAAATAGTCATTAGGTCTTACATAGCTATCTAATCCTGTTAAAACATAAGCATTTGCATCGCTACCTGTTTCTGTAAACCAATTGCCTGAGTTAGCGTATTTATAAACAGCTTGTGGAAATGTATTTGGGGCAAAAGTTTCTGCATTATATCCAGCAGAGCTTGTTACCTGTTTAACAGCAGATACAACATCAGCCACATCAGCATCAACTGGTTGAACTACCATATTGTCAGCTGTCCAAATTAACACATCATCCTTTGTATATAACGCTACCTTGTAAGGCTCATCGTCCATATAAATAGGAACAAATCGCCCTGAACCATTAGCAACAACAGGATTTGTCAAAGGCACGTTCAAACCTACATCAGAATAAACATTCTTCGGGTTAGATGTTCCTGCCGTGTAGAAGTATAATTTAGCACCAGCAAGCGTATTACCAGAACAATCAAAAACCTGTTGCCACGGTTGACTAAATAAAGAACTCATTTATTTCTCCATAAAAAAAGCCCCATTTAAGGGGCGTTGATTATTTTTTAACAGGTTTTTTAACGGTGATTTTGCCGCCTTTTGCCGCTAGTGTCTGACGTAACGGCATCTTGCTTGTCTTCAACTCGTCTTTTGTAATTTTACAATCTTTCATTGTCTTTCTCCTTAGATTTTGTTTGCAAAATAAGCCGCCAAAGAAGCTCTGACGGGGTCTGGGTTTGTTAAATATTGATATAAAGATTCATTTCCTACTGGATTTGTTACTTGAGAATATGCTTTTACAACTGATTGAATGTCAGGTGTTGTCATTGTTTTTGCAATAGCAATGTTTCTGTCTCTATTTGCAATGTTTGAAACGACATCAACAGCTTTTCTTGGTAAGTCAGCTGCTCTTTGTAACATTGTTTTCTCTGCTGTTTGAGAACCAGAAAGCAATTTATTGAAATTACGCATTTTTTTAACTTCTTGACGTGCGTAATTAATTAATTTGTCACCTTCTTTTGCTCCCATTGCTTTTCTTATTTTTGCTTGAACATTACTTGGCAATATTTTTTTGAAAGCAACGTTTTCATTTTCAATATTGCCTATATGTCTTAAAACCTCATCACGCAATCCAAGCTTTAATGCTTTTTGCTCATTTTTACTTAATTTTTCAAAATTCTTTGCAAATGCAGGAGCATCAACAGTTGAAGAAAATACGTCTTTTGCCATTTCAATTGCGTTTTCAAACTGAAATTCATCAGCATAAATTTGACGAGCCAGCTTATATTCAGGAGCAATCTCATCAATTTTATTAACTAATTCATTTTTCTGTCCAGTTAATCGTTTAACAAGCTCTTTTTCTCCTGCATTTTTTGCTACGTTTATTTGGTCGTCAAGACTTTCTTTTACCGCTTTCAAAATCCTAAAATCTGTATCGGAAGCTTCTCTAATTTCTCTACTTCTTGTCAAATCTTTTCTTACTTTTCCAATTTCTTGTTGAATTAAGTCATTTTCCTTAACATAATTTGAAAGTGGTTTTTCTGCTGATTCTAAATTTGATAAATCTCCTGTGTTATTTAGCTTATCCCATAAAGGTTGAGCTTCTTGTTTGGCAGATTCTTGTAGCTTTTCTACCGTTGATATTCTATCGTTATTGCCAAATGCATCGTTTACAAGTTGACGGCTTTTATCTGGAGCTACATCATTGATTTGTTCAATGTTTTTATTAATGATATTCCTAGCTTCTGGGGTTTGTTGCCTTGCTGTTTGTAATAATTGAACACCTGAGTCATCTACAACTTCTGCTAGACTTCTTCCACTTTCCTCTGCCTCTTTAATCATTGCGTTAGTTGCTTCATCGCCAAAAGTATTTTTCAGATAGTCAACACCTTTTTTATATGCATCACGCCCACCAGAACGAAGAAAATTATAAGCTTTTCCTAAACCTACTAATCCATAATGGAAAACAGGTCCAAGAACAGCACCCGCTGTTCCGCTTATACCGGCATTAACAGTTGAATTGAAAGTATCATCCCCTTCATTCCATCCACGAATAGCGGCATCAGCCCCAGAAGCGGCAGAAACAAGTTTTGCCCCTTTAAGGGTTTTTGAAAGACCTTTAAATAAAAGCCCACCCAATCCGCCAATATCTCCACCGGCATCTAGAACAAAATTATTAATATCATTAATTGTGCCTATGCCTGCTTCGTTGGCGAGGTCATCAAGAGCCTGTTTACGTTGCTCATAAGTTCCGCCGTGTTCTCGGTTGTATTTTGAATAATACCCCAATGTCGCCCCGTCAAGCACACGTTCAGGGGATTGAGCCATTGCACCGAGTATGTCAAGTGCATCCTGCCCAGTCCAACCGACGTGTTGAGGATGTGGGTTTTCATATCCTGCAATTCTCGCTTTTCTTTGCTCTAGTGTCTCCTGTGGCTCATTTTGTTCAGGTTGAGCATATTTTTCCCAAGGCAAAGATTCTTGAGTGCTATATTTTTCCCAAGGTAACATTAAATTTTCTCCCAGTTGTTTTTATCTGCAGGATTACCGCCCTTAAAACGATAACCGCCTTCAACAGCTCCAACACTCGGCATTAAATTATTTTGCTGAGTTTGCATTCCTCCTGAATAAGATTGAAGCTTGCGATACTTGCTTTCTAAACTTTTTGTTTTTTGATTAATAAAGCTGTCTAAAACTTTAATCTTAGATTGGGGAGATTTGTTCGGGTCTCCTAATGTCGCTTTTAATGAGTTCCCTTCTCGCTCGGTAAATTGCGCCCCGAATGTGTCTCTCAAAAGAGGCAAAATCTGATTTGCAATAATACTTTCATATTCATCCCTTGCGATACTTCCCTGAGTTGGTTTTCCCCTTTCTTGTCGAATTTCATCTCTTATACGCCCTGACCTTGTATATGTCGCCACAGGAGCTAATTCTTTCAACCTCGTGACAGTATCATTCAGTTCAGGCATTTTAGATAAGATATTATTATATTCATTCAAATCTTCAGCGTAGTTTTTGGCTTGCTCTTTAGATAAAGTCTCAATCCCTTTCTTTCCAAACAAAGAACCATCAAGCAGTCCTTGTCCAACCGCTTCTGAATTTCCATTGTAAGCCATAACCATTGCAGTTTGAGGGGGAACGCCCATATTAACTAATTCTTGCATCTTTTTATAGCTGTTTGAGCTTTTTATTGCATCTCTGCTTCTTGTTAATGCATCGGTTGCATATAATTTTTGCATATCAAAGGCTTGCTGTTCTGCTCTTGCCTTAGCCGCTTCTTCTGCTTGCCATAAATCACGACCAGAAATATCCATATTATCGACAGCTTGAGCTAAGCCATTCATAAAGCTACCAAAATTAGCTGTATCACTAATTGGCGGTATGTCAGAAATAAGACTATTTCCGTATGTTTTACCCATATAGCCAACCATTTGTTGAGCAATAGCCGCTTTCATATCGTCTGGAGCATTATTATATGCTCTAGCAAAACGACCAGCATCTTGCATTGCCGCACGACTAATCTGAGCTGTTTTAGCTGTTCCTTCTGGGTCATAAATAGCTAACTGCCCACGAGCTGATTCATCACCACCAGCCAAAGCATCTTGCAAACCCCAGATTTTCTGCTGTCTATTAAGTTTAGCTTGTTCTGTGGCTTGCTTGATTAATTCAGAATCCGCCATAAGGCTTCTTAAACGGTTTTGTTCATAATACCCTTGCGGATTGTAATTATATAACATTTCTGCAATATCTGCCATTTTTTTACCCCCTATAAAGCCATTAAGCCACCACCGGCTTTACCTAAAGAACCAATTAGGTTTGTAAGGTTATTAAATTGAGTTTGTGAGAATGTTCCTTGTCCTGTTCCATTTGAACCAAATGGAGTTAAAGCATTCATTCCCCAATCAGTTAATCCACCCCAAGCATTACCTAATTGTTGATATTTAGACATTGTTCCAGCCGCTCTGGTGTCACCAATATTATTCAAAGTCGTATATGCATTACTTGCATTACCACCGGCTTGTTGCCAACGTAAATTACCAAGCTGTTGGGTTAATCCAAGAGCCTGATTGCCTAAATTACCACTATATGACAAATAGTCATTTAATCTGTTCAAATAGTCATTGCTCAATATGGATTGGATATTTGTTTGTAATTCTTTCAAGGTGTTACCGCTTTGCAAGTTTCCTCTTGCCGCCGCAGTACCTTGTAAATTATTTATGGTGTTGTCCATTACATATTGATTATAGCTTTGCCCCCACGGACTACTTTCAAAAGCACTTGTATCGCCTTTAACCGTATTGGCATAATCATTATAAAAAGGTTGTGATGTTTCAATATAAGGGTTATACATTCCCTTAACATCATTATAGCCTTCTTGTAGGGCTTTTTTAGCTTCTTGCATAGCAATCCATTGATATAATTGAGATTGCTTACTTGCTTTATTAGAGCCCTGCATGCCAACAAAGCTACTTACTACGCCACCTAATCCCATTGTTTACCCTTTCGTAATTCCTGATTGATTTAATACATCTAAAATTTGCTGAATTGCTTGTCTTGCTTCCGTATCTACTGTTGAACCACCAGTAGGAGCTGCTATACTTGTATTTCCATTCAAGGCATTCCAAACAGACCGACAAAAGCTATAAAATGTCGGTGTTGGACTTCCATTTTGCTCAATAATAGGCTCACGAGCATTTATAATCGAAAACTTAGGCATATCTTTCATCTCCCTCAACATATAAGCCTGAAATACTTACTTGAACTGGGTCTGTAATACGCATTTTATAAATTCTCTGTCTGGATTGTCCTAAACAACGCCAAATAACACGTTTACGATATTCGCCAATCTTACCCATTGACTGCCAATGCTCATTGCTCCATAAATTACCGCCATCGTCGCTCCAGTTCAGCATAATTCTGGCTTGTCCGTATGAGTTCTTAACAGGAGCAACCTCGACATCTGCGTATAATTTGTCAAAAACCATACGGTTATCTTGTAAAAACACTGGCGGAAACTTAACTTCTCTCTCAATGTATAGATTTGATTTGTCAAAGAAATAATTTCCATCAAGACAATATAACATTCCGTTGTCTGAACCGCCTACAATGTTTAAATTGAAGGCATTAGCACAACCAGAAGGCAACCAAGTATTTAACCCTGTTGTTTTTCTTTCGTGCCATACTTGAGTTGTCATATCAAACACCCAAGTTTTATGATTAGGAATGGTTAAAACGTAAAAATCGTGTCCATTATGTGTATAAGTAAAGGCATAGGATTCAAGAACGTCATTTATGTCATAATCCTCGGCTAATTCACGTTCAATATCGTGTGTGGATATTCTTTGCTCGTTATATCCGTTGGCAAAGTGAACCTGAAGGTCGTTTCCAAGCCAATAAATACCGTTTTTATCTTTAGAAATAGTTTTAGCTGACTTACAGCCAATATTTAAGATACCAGAACCAATTCTTTGAAAAGGTAAATCAGGATTGCCTGTTGGCGACCAAATTTCAATCGTTTTATCGCCAAAAATCCATAAGTCACCTTTGTTTTCCATTAATCCAACAACGTTATCAGGGTTTGATTCTTGTGTAGCATATGCTAATGCGCTCCACTGAGTTCCATCTAATAATGCAGACCAATAAAACTTACCTGTATCTTTTTCTGTCACAATAAAATATTGTGAGTTAAAGGCAACATCAGAAACAACAGGAAAATCCTCATCATCAATCTTGGCGACTGAGTTTTCAGTTATGATATAAGCATCTCCATTTGGCTTAACAACAAGAATTTGTGTGCCGTTATCAGCCATTCTTACAACGCCGTTAGTCGCACCTACGTTGCCGATATTTGTCTTTGTCATATCACTAGCGATTTTATAGACATTTACGCCTGAAATCACATATAAATAAGGATTCATATAGTAAATGCCATAAATCGGGTCGTCTGATACGTCTAAAAGCGGTTTACATCCTTCTGTTGAATACAGCGAGAGTTGACTTTTTGAGTCAACAGGCATCTTCTCGACATACATATTCAACAATTTTTGGTCTGAAACACTTTTATTCTTAACCTGATACGTCTGAATCGGTAAGGCTATCTTAAATCCTGCCATTAAAAAGCTCCCCCATATTCGGCTAATTGTAAATAAAAACCGCCTTCTTCGCTGTCAAAGCGTTGTGCCTCGGCTAAAGTATCTTTAGCTTGTGCCTTCAGCCATTCTCTTTCTTGCAAGTCTAAACCATAATTTGGAGATAAACGATAAGCCAGCTCCCATTTTAACGGCTCAATCCATTCAGGAGAAATGTCAGGCATATCCTTTGAATCGTCCATTACTTCAAAGGCTTGTTCGTAGATGATTTTGATATAGAAATCTGTTGCACTTGGCTTCGGCCATACTGAAAATGTGCCATTTTCTAAAGTCGGAACGTAATTATAATTCAAAACAGTTGCACTGCTGTTCTTTACGAGTTTGAAAAATTGTTCTCTTTCGAGATTATTCATAGGAATTGCGTTGCCGTCTAAACGCTCACGTTTTGCTTGTAAAATCTTCAAAGGACGGCTGATTTTATCAGTAAAATAAAAAACTCTTGCTCTGTGGCAAGCATGATTAGGTAAATTATCGGCTAAAACAATCAAATCTCCATTTACACTCGCAACAGTCGTAAACCAGATATTACCACAAACTAATTCAATACCGATGAAATCTCCGACGCTAGGATTATCTTTCATATATAATTGGTTTGTGCCTTGATATGCTTCATATAAAAGTCTTGTTTGTTTGACTTTATCAGATGCCAAATCACCAGTTTCACCCAATTTATAAACATCTTTGCCTTTTTCTAAGAAAACATAGGCTTCTGGCATTTTCCACATATGAAATCCTTGAGCTTGCCAGAACTTCAGAATAGAATTTAATTCATCTGCACCGCCAATAATCATTTCTGCGGTTGGGTCTTCCCCTTCTGCCAATACACGGCATTTTCTCAAAGAGGACTTTATAATCTCGTTTCGTGTTTGTTCAAATGTAGTATTCATTATATATCCTCTAAAGTAACAGGTTTACCGCATAAACCGACAAATTCGGGTTCCGTATCAGGTCTTATATCTTTAACTGGTTGTGCATCAGGAACACCCCTAACAAAATCTTGAGGCTGTCTTGGTTCCCATTCAGAAGCTAAAACTAATGAGCCAGTCCATTCATATCTGCATTGTGAACGCAATCTTTCAAATCCTGTGCGGTCACATATGACTCTATGGTCGCCCTTTACGTACACGGTATTAAACATTAAAATTCTCCAATAAAAAGGGGTGAGTTTCCCCACCCCTTCAACTATTAGCCAGCAACATAACCAGCAACAGCACCACGCCAGTTATTAAGACCGAAACTATAACGCTCATAAGCCTTAACTTTCAGGTTTTCGGTGTCAAATTCGTTGTCACGGCTTAATTCAAGCGGTTTGCGGACATAGTGAACGAAAGCATCGTCAACATCTGTCTTAACGAACCACAAGTTGTCATTCAAACCAGCAAAATACGGGTTAGAAATTGTACCTTCTTTGAAGAAGCCATACAATGGGTTGACAACGTTAGAAGCCGGAGTATCTGGATTCAAGAATGAATTTGTAACTTGCATTGCTTTGAATTTATTTTTCGGAGCAACAACCAAGCCTTTTGCTTTAGCTTTAATAGGTAAGCCACGAGCATCTTTCATTTCATCAATCAAGATTAAAACATCTTCAACAGCGGCCATAGATAAAGCGGCTTGAGTTGATAAGACGTTTGCTTGAGTTCCAGCTGTGCCAGAAGCAATAACAGGGTGAGATGTAGAGAACAAAGCTTGTCCATCAGCAACACTGTCATTGTTTGCAAATTTCATAGCACCTTTATATTCTTTAGTAGCCATCATAGAACGAGCCAATGCTTTTGAATAAGTTCTGTCTTGGTCACGATAGAGATTATCATCAATAGCTTCACGAGTGATTGTGAAACCTAAAGCATAAGCGATATTACGTGTTAAAATGTCACCTAAAGATTTAGCACTGTCAAATTTAACAGATTCGCCTTCAGGTTTAGCAGGAGCTAAGCCGAAACCTGTTTCTTCAACAGCAATTTCATAAGCCTTTTCAGAACCACGAACATCATACAATTTATCATAAAATTTTTCGAGTTCGTCATATTCCATTCCAAACCAAGTTCTAACGCCAGGCCATAAGGCGCGAGGACTTGAACCAGTGGTAATCGTACCAGCAATATTCGTAACTGACATTATTTATTCTCCTTCTTTGTCATTGAGTTCAACAACACATACGCTGTAATTGCCAAGAGCATCCAACGGATAATCGTTAGCAATATCAACAATTTTCAACGGCAATGTGTCATCTGTTGCAACAGTAGAAATATCTAAAGCCATACCAGAAATGCCTGTATAGTCATTACCAGCTGTTGACAAAGATAATTTAGCATATTTACCAACCATAGCGGCAGTAACTGCACCATTAGCTTGAATATTGAATTTAGCCATTGGATTCAAGATAACAAACACAACAGCTTCTGTGCTTGCCGGCTTTTTGCCAGACATATAGCTAGAACCGTTCGGTAAAATACCAACGATAACGCCATCAATTTTATCAGTAGCCGCAACTTTAGCGACAATCGGCAATGTGCCAGGCTTATGTCCTAAAATCTCAGAAGAGTTAGATCCAGTAGCCAATTTAACAGCATCACCAATAAATAAAGCATTTGAATCACTTGCAGGAACATAGCATTGAGTTAAGACACCGCTGTAATAAGCGTTCTTAGCGTTAGCTAATGCAAGTCCAAATGGTGAATTTGAGTTTGCCATTTATTTTTTCTCCATAAAAAAGTCCTTCTTTTTATGGAAGGACTGGTTAATTTATTGAAATCTCTTTGACTTCTATGCCTTCAGGACTTGCTTTTCCATCTGGAGAAACAATCTTGCCTGAATTAATATAGTCATCAAGTTCTTTAATTCGTTTTTTGGAAGCCTTAACATCATCTTCATATAATGTCTTATGAATAGCCATTAATACTAAATGCTCAGGCTCACCGTTTGCTGTCGTACCGCCAGAAGGAATTTTAACCTGAGATGTTGTTGAACATCCTTTTAATTTGGCTAATTTCTCATTTTCTACGATAACCCAGCCATCCGATAATCTTCTATCCATTTCAATCGGGTCATAAATTACCCATTCATAGT